AAATCTAGAATTTATATCTGATTGTAATTGACTTCTTTGATTATCTGATAACTGAACATTTCCGCCTGTTTCATCTTTAGGCTTGAATACTACAGCACCACTTGGTCTAGCGCCATTTTGTAATAAATTTACGTTATGTTTGTTTGCTAAATTATGTTGATCAATATCTACTGAACTAGCCTGTATCGGCGACATGCCATAATAGTCATCAAGCGGGTTAAACATTTTAATGTGTTTTATTTTTGAGTTTCCTGTTGCCTGATCTACTTCATAGCTTTCAACTATCCGACCACCAATCATATAATCGTAAGATTGCGGCATTGCTCTTTGACCTGTTCTAATTTGTATTCTATCAGGTCTTAAATTGTATAATTCTGTTGGTGGTGTGTTATCACCGCCTACACTCAACATATAGTTATTTCCAGAAATAAGTAAGTAAGAATATAAACCTTGAAACCACTCGACCTGTGATTGAGTTGGACTAGGATTGTATAATAAATCTAATAAAGGGTGATTGTCAACTTCTTGATCTCCTCTGAACAGATTTATTTTAACTCTTGACGCATTATTAGCAATCTCGTTAATGCATCTATAAACTATTGCATTCTCGCTATATCCCTCTTTTGCTAAATCCTGATAAGAAATCTTTGTGCTTACATCGTAACCTACCGACTGATAGGATACAACCGGCGCTTCTTTTTTCTGTATTTCTTTTTGTGTTCTAAATATATTTCTAATATTATCTAATATTGTTGCCATTAACTAACTCTCCAAAATGCTTTTCCTGTTCTAGCTGATAATTCAGTTAAACCCCAAACCAAAGCATCTAATCTATCAGGAGAACCTGTAAAAGTCAGTGGGTTGTAGTTTGCCATTTGATCCTCTAAAAATTGAAATGGTTTTATATGTTTTACTCTTTGTTGTTCGTAAAGAGCCGATATCGGTTCAGCTCTCAAATATTTTCCTTTAGTTGCTCTTACGCTGCCATAACTGACATTGTTGTCAATAGTCCTTATCACTCTTTCTACTAAATCACCACCATTATTTACCTCAGCTATAATCTTGTCAGCCTCGTATTTGTAATAAGTTTCTACCGCCATTTTCGCCCAAGCATCAGGTGTATATTTTCCTGATACATCGTCTAAGACATAAAATTTTTCGTCTGTTCCCTTAGCGCAAACAACTATTCCGGTTTCGTTTGATTGTTTATTCTGTGTTACAGCTGGGTCAATAGCTACAACAGTCCTTACTAAATTAGGTATTTCTTCTGTGCTTTTAAGAAGTGCTTTAGAGATCATATTACGATTCCATAAAGCACCCTCTACATCTTCTAAAATTTCAGCAAACAACTCTTGCCTTCCTAGCCTAGTTCCTTCGTATTTCTCTTTGAGTTTTTTAACTGCGGAATCTGCAAGGTTATCTTGATTTTCAAAAGTGCTACCTCTCGTTACGAGAGAATCTTTATTATTAACTAATTCTTTTATTAATGGAGTTGGCTTAGGTGTCGTCGTTATAATTACTTGTGGCTTAACTCCTAATCTTAAACCAAACATTAACTGATCCCATGCTTCTGGGTTCTTCCAGCTACCTAGCTCATCACACCAAGCTCTGTGAAACTGTGGTCCTCTTAATCTGTCAGGCTGCTCTGATGAAAAGGTTTTATAAATAGTTCCATTCTTTAATGTGAGCTCTCCGATACTTCTGTTCCAATTCTCAATAGTGTCATGATCAAGGCAACCCATCAATCCCGATACTCCCTCAATACAAGTATCTCTTCCATCTCCGAATGTTGGTGTCACTATCGCTATCCTTGAATTAGGTTTTGTTAATCCATAGAAAGCAATGTCCTGAGCTCCAGTCCTAGTCTTGCCCCAACCTCTGCCGGCAAGTATCAACCAAGTGTTCCAATCACCCTTCGGTGTTATTTGTTTCTGTCTTGCTGTCTTGCACCAAGATAGGTGCTTCAGTAATATTTTTTGATTTAACGAAGTCAATTTCGTCAAATATTTTTCTGATTTCAATAAGCTGTCGTTCTTCACTAAATAGCTTGTCTCCGTCTTTTCCTGTAAGTTCGATTGCATTTTTTTCTTTCCAACCTGCCTGAGTTTTCAACCAGAATATCTGAGCAACTACATTACCATCTTTTGCCTTCTTAAACAAGGCTTGTGATATTATTGCGTTTGCTCTAGCCTTACTTGTATCTAACTCTTTCCTAAAATTTTTTCTAAGTGTGGGTTCGCTTATTTTTACGATATCAGCAATTAAAGATTGCTTAACTCCTGCAACCGCCAAAGCCTCAACAGTCTTGCTGTCTTCTTGAGTTTTTATGTATGGTGGTCTTCCAACTTCATTATTTTCGTTTATCATCACTCTTTTTTATAAGCGAAAAAAATTAAAAAACCAACAAATATAATAGGTTTCATTAGAAAATAGCAGTAATTATGGCTATATTAAACAAAAAATATTAATTATTATTAATTAAGGCTAAAAAGCCTTGATTTCATTAGTTTATTTAAGTAATAAAAATTAATAAAAACTATTATTTATATGTACTTTCCTTTATATTCTCATATAATCTTTAGTATGAATAACAAAAAAAAGGAGATCAATATGTCAAAACAAGTAATGATGCAAAAAATCGTTGATAAAGTATTAAGTCAGATTGATAAGCATGGTAAAAATTGGTTAAAACCTTGGGCTTCTTTAGGAATGCCTAAGAATCTTTTAGCTAGAAATTATAGAGGAATAAATGTTATTGCTCTATGGATAGCAAAAGAAGAATCAAAATTTACTTCTGACTTTTGGGGAACTTTTAAACAAGTAAGTTCTCTTGGTGGCAAAGTAAATAAAGGTGCTAAAGGCACACAAGTCATTTACATGCAACCAGCTTTATTTAGAAATGCTCGAAAAGGTGAAAAACCTGATACAGTTGATGGTTCAGTTAAAGTACAATATAACTTAATGAGAAGTTATTATGTATTTAATCTTAACCAAACGACTGGATTAGAACATCTTAACGATCATAAAGCAGAAGGTTCTGAAACTTTACCTGAAATAGAACAGTATGTAAAAAATACTGGTGCTGAAATAAAGTATTCCTCAGAAGCTATATTTCTAAAAAATAGTTGTTATTATATACCAAGCAAAGATTTTATCGGCATGGTATCTAAAGAACAATTTAATAGTAATAGTAGTTCTTCTGCTACTCAAAACTTTTATGCTACTTTGCTTCACGAACTTACACACTGGACTGGTCATAAGTCTAGATTAGATCGTGACGAGAAGTATAAAAGTAAATATTTCGAAGACTTTAAATCAAACGAGAAATATGCGTTTGAAGAATTAGTTGCCGAAATAGGTTCAAGTATTCAATGTTGTATGTTAGGTATCTCAATGGAACCTACTAAACACGCAATACAATACTTAAATATCTGGAAAGATAGAATCAAAACGAAACCTGAAACTATCTTCAAAGCGAGTGCTATGGCACAGGCTGGAGTAAATTATATTTTAGATTTACAACCTAAAAAACTTAAAAAATCAGCTTAACTTTACTAATCCCCATCATCTTTAATTAGTTGGTGGGGATTTTTTTATCCACCTTTACTATTATTCGTTATCCCTTATCATACCCGTACGCATAAATCAATAAAATTTTTTTTTATAATAACCAAAATGTATAGCTAAATCGTCAAGAACTTCTCTTAATCTACTTCCCATATATCTTTCAGCTATATTTAAAAGCAATCTACATTGTTTCAAAGAATAATCTTCGCCACAAATATAACAGGCTATTGAGAATCCTTTGTTTCCTAAGACTACATGGATATCACGCAGCTGTGAAATATAACCTAAAGCTGTATAGGAAACTTTATCCTTAGAGGCTGAATCAATAAACATACTGTAATCTCTGCCTTTCATTCCGCCTATTGCACTACCCTCGAATATTTTCCTGAAGGTAATTCCTGCTTTATGTTGATAATCATTTATTAAATGCCTGTGAAACATATAATCTAATCCGCATTCCCTTACATTAACCATTACAACACTTGTGTATTTTTTTCCCTGTGGTGTTAATTCATGTCTTTTTTGAGGAACTATCAAGGGTTTTTCTGATTGATTCTTTTTCATATTCTGTTAAAAAACCTTAATGAAGATAGAAGAAGTTGATATTGATAAAATAATTCCATACGTCAATAATCCAAGAAAAAACTTAAATGTTGATAAAGTTGCTTCTAGCATAAAAGAATTTGGATTTCAACAACCCATAGTAGTCGATAAAGAAAATGTAATTATAGTAGGCCATACAAGATATGAGGCTGCTAAAAAATTAGGATTAGATAAAATACCTGTTCAAGTAGCTGATTTATCTCAAATCAAAGCTAAGGCTTACAGAATAGCCGATAATAAACTTGCACAAGATAACTATTGGGATTTAGACAAACTACAAATTGAACTTGATGACATACTTAAAAATGATTATGAACTTCTAAATACAGGATTCGATCCAGATGAACTTCATAATTTACTAAACAAAGCACCTAAAATTGACGATGATATTGAAGATACAGAAATAACTGATTCTGATTTAAAAGCTAAACATAAATGTCCGAGTTGTGGCTATGAGTTTGATTAAGTGGAATCTAACAGATATACCATTAGTTAAAAAAAATAATCTAAAGGTATTCTCTTGTTTTTGTTGTGGTGGCGGTTCAACAATGGGATATAAATTAGCAGGATACACTTCTTTAGGCGGCAATGAAATTGATCCTAAAATGGCAAATGTTTATAAAATCAATCATAATCCTAAAATATTTTATCAAAGCGACATAAGAGATTTAATAGAAAAAGAAGTTGATAAAGAGCTATATGATATTGACATATTAGACGGTTCCCCTCCATGCTCGGTATTCAGTACGGCTTCAACTAAGAGAGAAGAATTTTGGGGTAAAGAGAAAAAATTTAGAGAAGGTCAAAAAAAACAAAGACTTGATGATTTATTCTTTCACTTCTTAGATTTTGCTAACAAGATTAAGCCAAAGGTTATTTTAGCTGAAAACGTAAAAGGTTTAATAATGTCTAAAGCTAAAAATTATGCAAGAAAAATAATACATAAATATAAAGATATCGGCTATCACGTACAGGTTTTTCTTTTAAACTCTAAATATATGCAAGTGCCACAAGCTAGACAGCGTGTTTTCTTTATAGGAATTAGAAAAGATATTTATGATAAAATTAACAATAAAGAACTTAAAATGTCTTTTAAGAATCAAATCATAACAACTAAGCAAGCTATATCTGATCTTCCTAATTCTAATAAACAACTTAATAAATCAACTAAACAGTATCAGTTATGGGTAAACACGAGACCAGGCAAAAACTTTTCTGATGCAGCAATGAAACTCTGGGATTCGGGTTCATACTTTTCAAACTTTAAGATTCACCCTAATTTACCTGTGAACACTATTACATCTGGTGGTTCTATATACCATTATGATATGCCTGTTAAATTAAGTTCACAACAAATATCAAGACTTCAGAGTTTTCCAGATGACTATAATTTCTCAGGTATGGATTCAAAATATATTTGTGGAATGTCTGTTCCACCATTAATGATTAAGAACATAGCTTTAGAGCTTGAAAAACAAATTTTTAATCGTTTAGTATAGGCTCGTCTTTCCACTTGTGTTTTTTATATCTTTTACCATCATCATCTGCTAAGTCATAATAAAAACCAGTTTCACCAACCTTTCTAAGTTTCTTTCCCTCGTGCTCAAAGATAATGGGTTTTTCAATAACAAAACATTCTTTTCTTTCCTCTTCGTCTTCAAAGCACCTTTGATTAATCCAGGTCGATACATGTTTTTGAAACTGCTTATCCTTGATTGAATCAGAATATTTGTTATATTTTAGAGATAATTCTTTTTCGTCAAGCTCACCGCAATATTTTTCAAACCTTTGCAGCGCAAGAAATCTCGAACCTTTCTTAGATTTTATCAACTTCCAAAAGCTATCAAATTTATCTTTTATATTTATTTTAGGTATAGGAATAGGATTAGGTATAGGAGCTATGTCTTTGCCATTAGCACTAGAATTTTTATCCCATCTAACCTCAGCACCTTTTGATCCCGAAGCTGATTTCTTCTTGTATTTCTTGATTAAATAGTCATGTTCCTTAACTAATCTCTTGTTCTGATACACAACCTGTTCTTTGTTATTTTTAGATGTTATTTTAAAAAATTCTGTTAAAATTGAATCTACTTTGTTGTTGCAATCTTCGGTTTTGCATTGACATATTTTGTAAGCCTGATCTTTAGTTAAACCGGCAGCATTTTTAGTCCAACTGAAACATAAAAGCCTTATATATATTCCTACCGAATGATTGTCTAAATGAACAACCTCAGCTATAAAAGTATCTGTGAATAACTGCAAAGCATGAAATTTGCTTACTTCTTCCTTCATATTATCTCCTTTTTTAGTTAGTAATGTTTTGTAATTATATCGTTTAGCGACTTTCGTACATCTAAATAATCTCCTTTCAAAATGTAATAAGGTGTTTCTAACGTTTTGCTAACGTTTTGCCATATTCTTTGTAATTTTGACAAACTGCCTTTTTTTGCCTTTATTTCAACATAAACTATTCTTCCGCCCTTAAATTCAAGTATAAGATCAGGACAACCAGGCTTCAAGCCCATTTTACTTAAGAGTGATTTGTACTTTACAGACCTTATTCCCTGATTAGGCACGTGAAAAAATCTAAATTTTTCAAGTTTTCTTGATTTAAGGTAATTAACTATCGCTATTTGTAGCTGATATTCTTTCATTGTATGATTTAATTGTTTTTTTTATCATATTAACGTAATTAGGGTTTGCAGCATAATTTTTTAAAGTTTCAACTAAAATAAATACATCAATATCGTTGTTTTCAATCATCTTTTGCCTTACTTGCCTAAATTCACTAAAAGCAAAGCCTTTATTAAGTGTTTTCATGTAATCCTTGACTGAATCACATTTTGTTTCATATTTTTTTAGACCAAAATTGCTTTCAGGACTATTAAGTGGCTTTATATGTGGCTTATTTAGGTCATAAGTCCTGACCCCAAACAAATTGTTAGCCTCTTTTGAAAATCTGCTTTTACCATAATCACTTTCAATCACAGATTGAGCTATAATTATTTCACGTGGAACTATTTCAGTTTTTATCATATTCTTTTCAAGCCAATCAGCACAATTATTGATTGCATCAACAAACTCTTTAGAATCATTATAAACAAACTTTGGTATATCATTTTTTAAAACTAAATCCTTTCCTGAAGTTGTTTGAATTATGACAAAAATAAGAACTAATAAACATAATTTATAGTTGAAAAAACCTTTTAAATTTATCTTGCTTGAAGTTTTCATACACTCTCTCTCTAACCTTTTTGTCAGGAGATTCAAGCGCAAAACACATTGCTCTGGCGATAGGATTAATCTTATATAAAATCCAGAACATTTTTTCATTCATTGTGTGCTGTTCTCTGTGGTGATCAAGACACAATGGTGTTGTAAATATATCACAAGGTTTCATTCCCATTCCGGCACCAGAATATCTTATATGAGCTGCCTGAACGTCTTCTCGTCCGCAGATCAAACATGGCTTGCTTGCCACAAACATCAAGTGTTTCTTACTTCTAATAGGATTTATCAATGTCAATGTCAAAGTCTTTCAATACCTCTAAAGCTCTTAACTTATAAATTATTTCGGTATTATCATATTCATTTTTTCTTCTTTTTTCAGTATCAATTATAAGACCCTGATGTTTGAGCTCTGTTGTTCTAGGCCTGATTGAAAAAAGACTTCTGTTGGCATTCTTAGCTATTTCAGAACCTGTCAAGCCTTTCGGATATGCCTTGCCTAATTCAACTAATACTATCTTACATATTCGCTTTAGATTCTTGTTTGTCTTTTCCGCTGCTTTAATAGAAGTATCAACATTTCTATGTCCAGCTTTATATGGATACTTGTCCTTAAAATCAAAACTATTTTGCATAAAGTCTTATCCTTTCAAGTTTGCATTCCCAAACATTAAGAACCTTAATACCTGAGTTTCTTAACTGATTGCAGTTGTGTTTATCTCTCTTAACATTTCTCTTAAGTTTTTTCTTCCAGAAAGAAACATTGCTTTTGGGCATTCTGAACTTCTTGCAATTGTGCATGTGCCAGAAGCAGCCATTTACAAATATAGCTCTTTTAAGCGATTTAATAAAGAAATCAGGCTTACCAGGTAGCTTAGCTTGTTTTGTAAATTTTATTCTCTTAAACCTTAAAAACTTTTCAACATATACTTCTGGTTGAGTATTTTTTGCCTTTATTTTAGACATTATCAGCGATCTTTGTTTTTTCGTTATCATTTTAATTGTATATTTATTTTAAACATTATATGCTTAGCCTGATGAGTTTTAAAATCAAATTCATTCCGCATAAGATACCACCTTGACTAACATAAATATTTTTCCCTTCATTTATTCTCCTTTTCTTTTTGTTTATCTTCGTAAGTCATATTTTTTTTAACCTCTGTATAACAGTTATAGGTTCTCCATAATGTAATATTTGTTCAGGTTTAGGTACAAAAGAAACCCACATTTTATCTCTTAACTGCCAGTCATTAGATTTTAAGTTTTGTTTAGTACGCATATAATCATATTCTTTCCAACCATATTTTTGATGAGTACCTAAATCTTCAAAAACATTTAAGTAGCAGATTGGTTCAATACAATCTTTATCTGGTTCTGATATATCCATTTGTTGAACATACCTTACTTGCTTTTCAATAGTTTTTTTCATAATTACCTCAAATTATATATTTATAGAAAAAGTTTTTTTATTTTGTACGATTATGAAACTTTTACCTCTGTAAAGAGTTCCATCAGCTACATATTTATTATGTTTTTTAAAATAATCGATATACTTTATAGGTATATTTGAAGAAACAAATTTTTGTTTTCTTTTAAGATGATTATTCAAATAATCACACATAATATTATTACAAGCATAAAAGTTTCCATGACTTTCTTTACTTCCATAATTGTAAGTTCCATTTTTGTTTAAGTATTTATTTTTCATTTTACTCCTTATTTAGTTAATGACTATTTATGCACTATTTTATAATACTTGTAAATAATAAAATATATTAATTTTTATTAAGTTTTATAGCCTAAATGTTCATATTTCGTTCTTATATTATTTTTTATTATTAGCTATTTACTTTCATTGTAAAAAAGCTATATTATTCTCATAACTAAAACAAAGGAGATAAAATGAAAGCTAAAGACATAAACATATACAAACTTTTTTCTGATACCTTTAAGGGCAGATCAATGTTTGGATTTATGGGTCCCGGAGAACTTTCTCTATTACCTAAAGTTGATAAACCTATTAGACAAACAAAAGGTAAAGCAACTATGGGAAACCATGTAGAAAAGTTTATAAAAGAAAAAACTTTAAAATTGGTAGTAGATAATGGAAAAAAGTAATTACATGGTCACATTAAGTTATACTGTTGTTAAGACAGAAACTTATTTAATTCAAAATGAAACCAAAGAAGATGCAATTTATATTGCTGAAAATCAAAACCAAAGTCCTAGATATGATTGTAAGTTATATAAAGAAACTGAAGGTGTTTCAGAAGATGAATCAACCAAAGTTGAAGAAGTAGTTGCTAAAGGTAGTGATGAAACTAAAGACTTTAGATGGGAAGTAATAGGAGAAAAAAATGACAAGTGAAACTAAATCTAGAATAGACAAAGAAATAGGAAAACAAAAATTTAAAGCTAAAAGAGAATATACTATATGTGTTGAGTTTGAGGGAGAAGCATATACTCAGGAAGACTTTGAATCTATGATTCCTAATGAGGTATCACTTAAAGATTATGATGAGTGGGATAGCGATAAAGATAGTACAATTAAACTTGATTATGAAAAATGCTATGAACATTCAGAGTGGGATCACGATAAAAAAACCTATACTCACGAAAGAAGTGTAGAAAAGATTGCCGAGTGTGTACCTACTGAAGATGTAGATGAAGATGGTAATGATTTTTTAGATTATGAGTGTGGTACTTGGGAAACTTTTGACTTTAATTGGAGGAAAAATGAAGATGGAACAGATAAGAAAGATGTTTAAAAAAATAGATATTTGGTCTTTATACTATCGTACAGAAATCGTATGGTTTATATTTGGCTTTATTATTGGAGCGATATTATTATGAAAAAAAAAAGAAGAGATATAGTATGGCATATATATCATACTATTTTAGCAGTAGAACTGGGAGCAGTAGCAATAATTGAGTTTATTGAACTGATGTATAAATGAGATTTAAATATAAAGTTAGAGAACTAATAGCAGATAAAGTTATAAATAATGAAAAAATAGAAAATGTTCAAGAAGCAACAGATATGGAAGCAATGTCTTTTAAAAAATTAAGAAAGAAACTTGATCCTAAAAAAAGATATTTCGTTGAATATACCAATAAAAAGGGAAATTTTATATCTACTGTTATTAATGGTAGTCAAAAGGATTAATGAACTATTTACTTGTAAATCAAAACGATATAGTGTATTCAGAATTTTCAAGGGCGACTAATCCCCTTATTTTAATAGGTGAGTGGAATTGGTCAGCAGCAATGCCCCAACAGTTCAACAGATTAGCTAATTCTAGCTATCTCCTGACTGTGTTAGTTCCACTTATCTTTAATATATACTATTTACTTTTATTATTTTTCAATATAATAATGCTAAAAAAAACAGAAAAGGAGAGAAATGGATAAATCAAAAACTAAAAGCAACAAGATAAAGATGCTTCAAATACCAGTTGATGTGGAGTGGTTTGATGACTTGAAGAAACAAGCGGACAAGAACAAAAGAAGTTTGCCTAATCAGGTTAAGATGTACTTAGAGCCGCATATACAACAAAAGAAAGCAAAGTAATGGAATATATTATAGCTGCGTTAGTAATTTTATTAGTATTAGTTTTATTTTCTAAAGGAAAAAATAGAGATGTAGAAACTGCACAATTAGGCAGAGTGAACTATGAATTATCTAATTTGTTAGGAGTTATTCAGGAATACTTCAAAGCTATTGAAGAGCATCAAAAAATCATATTGGAAGTAAAAGAATCTATAAACTTGCTAAACGCACATTTTATTATGTCACAATCAGAGATAGAAAAGCATTTTCCTGAAGTAAATAATAAGATACATATAAAACCTAAACTTACTTTGGTTAAATTAAAAAAAGAAGTAGATAAACTAACTAAAAAAAAAAGAAAAAAGGAGAAAAAAGATGATACCAATGACAGAAACAGAACATAACAAAAGAATAGGTGAGGCTATATTTTATTTCAGAAGTAATTATAAAAATCCAGATACTAATAGACCTGGAATCACCCAAACTAAACTAGCTAAAAAAGTTTTTGTAACGTTTCAACAAATCCAAAAATATGAAAAAGGTTCAAATGGTGTTTCATCTTATAGATTGTTACTTATATCAAAAGCATTAAAAATAAATGTATCTGATATATTCTGTAAGGCATATAGCGATATGTCTGAAATACTAGCTTTCTGTACACCTTTTGAAACTATTGCTGAATTAAATATAAAAGAAGAAAAACCTATAATAATAAAAGATGAATTGAGTACAAATGAAGAGAAAAAACAAAATTAATATCTTTGAACTTATAAAAAAAGCTAAACCAATTAGTTCAAGAGTTAATCTTTATACAATGTATAAAGCAAACATAACAAAAAAAGGAGAAAAAAATGCAAATAACACTAGAGGTTACACTTACAAATAGAAGTAAGACCTTGACTGGTAAAGATCATCAGGAAGTTGCTAACCAATTCTTTAATGATTTTGGCGAAGCAGTTCACGAGGTCGTTAAGCTAAAGTTTTATGAAGCCGATAGACCTGAAGAATATACAGAAACTGGTGGTAATGAAACTTGTGTTGAAACACTTAAACATCTTAAACAAGGCATAATGCCGGGAAGTGCAATATGAAAAAAATAATACTTTTATTTATAATGAGTATAGTTTTATCAAATTGTTCTACGTATAAACCCTTGATAAACCCTGAAACTTCAAGAGATAAATTTAATGGTAATAATATTGCAGGTGCTTATTGGAAAGATTTACAGGCTTGTAATTATATCTTTGATCAGAATACTGGTAAATTAGCTGTATTGCCTGATAAGAAAGGTTTTATAACAAAATGTATGAACGATTATGGGTATTCAATATTAAGATAAATTATGCTATATAATCCTTATGAGTGATAAGCGAACATATAAATCTCATAAGGAATATGGCGAGGACATGACTTACGAAAGTGAAGTCAAGCATAGAATGGACGATAGAGGCAACTTGGATTTAACTAAACAAATAGACACACTTACTGCAGAAAAAGCTGCTTTATATCAAAAAGTTAAAAATTTACAAAATTTAGAAGATGGTCATAAAAAGTTAAATGGTGAATTAAGACTGGAAATAGTTAAACTTAACGAAGAAAAAGAAAAAATACTTAAAGATCAAGATATAAAGAACGATCATCACACTTGTGATTTACTTATTAAAGATAACGAGATAGGAAGACTGATGAAAAAAATTAACGAAAAAGGAGAATATGGAAAAAAATGATAAAGAAATATTAAGTAATCAACTTATCGCTTTACAAACTTCACTACATAAATTTATAACAAGAATAAATGGAGATGATTGGACAGTAGGTTTAAAAGAAGAGATTCAACTCGTATTAAAATCTATTGATAAAAACCCTGAAAGTAAAAATATAAATCCATTACATTTTGATAAACTTGTTTTATTCAGTAAAGAAGCGGTAGGAAGTATGACTAGATTAAGTGAATATATATCTAGTTTGAATATTAGATATACTGGTGGAAAGCACGTAAATATAAATCTTTTAAATGAAATGTTAGACAACTTCAGTATGCAAGTTAATACTATACCAGTTGATTTAAAAGACCTTAAGCCTAGAGAGGATACAAGAAATGGAGCAGAATTGATAAAAGATGGTGTAATTTAAGTTTTACTTTTAACAAAAATAGTTTATAACAGAACAATAACAAAATAAGGAGATATATGACTTTAGATCAAATTATAAAAATACAACAACTTATTGATAAAAGAGCAATAGCTTGTGATACTAAAGAATTTTTAAATACTAGAAGATTTTCTGAATCAAAAAATGAGTGGATCAGATTTGGAGATATGCATATTGATCATTTTTTAAGAGTGTTTCAAAAAACAGGTATATCCTTATCACCTGAAGAAATTAAAACTTTTGTTAAAAATCACATGGAAAAAGAACTTGATGAAATAATAATGCATAAAAACTTTAATCACTGGAAAAATGTTAAAAAAAATTAAACCTTTAATAAAAGAAGATTTTAAACATAGCTTTAGTTCATCTAGTAAGTTCGTGAGAAATCCTAGCGAGTGGATATGCCATTATGGTTTAGGATTAAGAAGTCCTAGCAGCGCAGCCATGACGAGAGGTAATTTATCCGAGTTTGGCACTTACTATAAAGTTAAACGTGGCATGCAACAAAAAGACGACAAGGCATTTTCAAAACTTATAGAACATAGATTTAAAAAACTTAAATTCCTTAATGCTGAACCTGAAATAAAAAATGCTATTGAGATAGCTAAACAATTTGAGAAAGTATTATATGAAAGACAATTACGAGATATTAAATCCTATCAGAGAGAAGAAATAAAAAAAATAGATGGACTTAAATATCCGGTAAGAATGTTCACTGACTTTGAGTTTGACAATATTATTGTTGATGCGAAATCTACATTAAGAATGCCCTTTTCCCCAAAAGTTGATCATCTAAGGCAACAAGGTTTATACTCAAAATTATATGAAAAACCAACTGCATTATTATATGCGACACCTAAAAAAACAATGTATTATGAATTAAGTGTGAATGATATTGATCTTGGTTATAATGAATGTTTAAATAACTTTAAAAGTTTAGAGAATTACATTACAAGATGTAATAATAGCTTAGAGGAAGCTATAAAAATAACTCCTCTATACACCGATCCCAACCCTTTTGCGTGGGATAATAACATAAAACAGGAGGCTGAAAAGATATGGCAAAAAGTAATGAAAAGGTAGAAACTGGTGAAGATAAATTATACAAATTATCTAAACCATTTAGAGAAAACGAAGTTAAATGGAGAGTGGGCAGGGAAATGTCTTGGGGCGATACTATGGTATTAGCTTATGTAGATGTTAACACAGTCAGAGATAGGCTTAACGAAGTTATGGGCTGCGATTGGCAATGCAAACACATTACATTCGGAACTAAGAATGTGTGTCATCTAGGTTTAAAACTTAATGGTGAGTGGGTATGGCGATCTGATGGAGCCGGAGATACAAAATTTGAGGGCGAAAAAGGTGGATTATCAGATGCTCTTAAAAGAGCTGCGGTAAGTTTTGGTGTTGGTCGTCATTTATATGATTTAGGTGATGTTTTTATTAAAAAAACTGACTTCATAAAAAAGAAAAATGGCGATTATACTAAGACACCAAATCCTGCTGCTTGTTGGGACAAGGTAAGAAGAAACAAGAGTGATTTCAGCTAATGAGTGATGCACCTAAAATAGTCGTTAACAACAGAAAATCAGCTAAGGACAAAGAGATAGAGAAAATTTCAAAAATAGCTGACCTCATGGGTAAGAGAGCTGCTTTGATAGACTTGCAAACTGACATCTGGGATAAGATAGAGAAAATAAACAAAGAGCTTTTACCACTTATGCCACCTGTTAAAAAAAGAGGTGATTCTAATGTGTATTAAATGCCTATTAGCTATCTTGAATTTAAACTAAATAAGGAGATTGCGTATGAAGACACTTTTGAAAACGACAAAAAAATTCGTGTACAATATGACGAATACATCAAACAACAACAAAGAAGGGAGGAAAAAATGCTAGAAAAAGACATATTCTTTAATGTATATAAGAATGATAGTGACAACCCGAAAGCGCCGACACATAGTTGGAAAGGTTTCACTTTTAAGGAAGATATAGTGATTAAAGCAGGAACTAAAGTAGATATGAATTTTTGGGGAAACTCGGTAAGTCAAAAAGATGGCAAACCAAATCCACATCTAAGAATATCAAATCATGTTCCTAGAGCAGATAAGGGCGGTGTTTCTAATAGAGATATCAATTATCCGACTAAAGAGCAAATGGCACAACAAGATAACAATTACCTTGATGATGACATTAACTGGTAGTATAGTTTTGTGGGGAACGATTTTATTTGTTTCCCTAAAAACTAAACTTATGGTTGTGATAAAATACTTGATAAAACTATGGAAATATGATAGTGGCATTTATATCACTTCTCTAGAATGGGAAAGTGATAAAAAAGTTGAACTCTTTGTATCAGAGGTTTCAAAAAGTTTGCCAAATGGTATAAGGGCAACCATAGAGGAAATATGTTAAACGAGGAAATGCGAAAGCTCGTTGGTACTTTGGACAAAACCCATAAGGAATTTGTTTCAAAGGTTGTTTCAAGTGGTGGTATTAATCTTGAAGCAAGTAAACTGGGTAGAGAATACAAAGATATCCAGCGAGAAATGATTATAGTTGATATAGTAGAAAAAAAAGAAAAAGATTAACTATAATTAAAAAATATTAGGTGGTATTAGAAACTATTAATTTAGTTAGCGCGGTTCTTGTACCCTAATTATACGATAACAAAAAAAGGAGATAAGATGAGCAACCATAAAACATTTGTGTTGAATACTGAGGATACTTTTGAAAAACTACAACAAGCATCTGAAAAAAAAGCAGAAACACTTTTCAAATACAGAAAGCTAGAAAAGTCTGAAAAGATTATATTAGCTAAACTCAAAGGTGAGTTAAGACTTAATAAAGATAAAATAAGTCAAACTGAATTAACTGATATGGCTTATAAAGAGCCAAAGTACAAAGAGTGGTTAATTGCTTTTACACAAGCTGAAAAAGATTATACTATTGCTAAAGACTATTATAATAACTTAATTTCTTTAAAAGATATGCGTATAACAGAAGAAAGTTCAGCAAGGTACTTAATTAATAAAAAGATATAGTGCGTTATATATTTTTAGTTTTATTTGTTTTTTTATTATCTTGTAAAAACTTGGACATTGATCCAACAACCAGTGTAATTAAAAAAATTATTACAACTAAAAAAAAATAATGACTATTGAAGACGGATTAGGAATGTTATTTATGGGTATGGTTTGTATCTTTATAGCTGCAATTATTGCCTATTACATAATAAACCGAAATGATGATTAAATAAGCATTCAATACCAACGATAAATAATTGTTTATATTATTTTATAATAGTTTATAATAATCCTATAACTAAAATAGGAGAGTTATGAAACAAATGAGAGAAACATCAAATCACAAAGATTTGAGAAATGCTTATAAAAAAGCAAACTCAATTCTTCCTAAAGAACTTCCTTATATTTCTAAAGCAGAGGCTTGTAGAGTATATAAAAAGTTAATTAGAAAGTTTGGTGTTAAAGAAAAAAGACACCCATTTAAAGAAAAATGGATGAAAATAAAAATGCCTTACGAGATATATCAATATGAACCTCGTAAAGTTTGGGTATGTTTAACTGGTAATTCATCAAGTTTGAGTAGAGGTTGGAGAAGATTAATCCACGATGTTGCTCATAAAATTTTTAGATGGAGAAGCCCAAGACTACCTGACCATTGTACTTTTCAAGCAGAGTTAGAAGCAGAAATAGTTCAGTATGTTAATGACTCTGGTTGGTTAAATGGTTCTTTAAAACCAAAACCTAAAGTTAAATTATCAAGCGATGAAAAAATATCTATAAAGATAAAAAGATTGCAAGATAATATAAAACATTGGGAAACTAAACTCAAAAGAACTAATACATATCTTAAGAGTTATAAAGTTAAGTTGAAAAGGTATAAGAAATTATATCCACAACTATAAAAATTAAAACCCCACCGATTTTAAGGGTCGGTGGGGAGATGACTAATTAACCTAAAGTTTTCTATGAAAAAAAACAAC